CTAGAGGTGTATTGACTGAAGCGGATATTCAGAGAAAAACTTTATTAGGAGCATAGTATGTGTTTTAACTTTTTAACTGGAAGAACTGGCCCAAGCATGGGGCCTCAATCATCAGCAGACAAAGCAGCGGGTGGTTACAGACCTCCAGGCACAGAACCTGTGAAACCAACAGCAGCACAGATAACGACTCAAAACCAACAGACGGCAGATCGTAATACTATTAGAAGAGCCGACAGTTATGGTTCACAACAAGCGGCTGTTAAAAAGGTAGCAAATGTCAATGTTGTTGACGCTAAGAAGACAACCAGTAGAACTAAAGTAGTTAACACTAATATAAATCAGTCGCAGACCAAGACCGCAGCCATCCAGGGTGGCCAGACTATTATGACTGCTTTGAATAACTACAACAAGAACAAGAAAACCATATTAGGGGGTTAGTAGTGGCGATGATAAAACAAATGGACTATATGAGACGATGGACGGACATCAAGGATGAGCGTTCAACTTTCTTTGGTCACTGGCAAGAACTGAGCGACTACATTCTACCGAGACGTGGAAGGTTCCTTACTTCCAAACGTAATGATGGTTCCAAGAAGAACGGCAAGATCATTGACTCTACTGGAACAATGGCTGTAAGAACTCTTAGTGCTGGAATGATGAGTGGTATCACTTCACCAGCTAGACCCTGGTTCAGACTCGCGACACCTGATTCAGCACTTATGGAACAGAGCGATGTCAAGCAATGGTTGTATGCTGTTGAAAGAAAAATGCGAGACATCTTTTCAAGATCGAATCTTTATAACTCATTGCAGACAGTGTATGAAGAGCTTGCAGTATTCGGCACTGGTGCGTTACTTATTGCCGAAGACCATAATGATGTCATTCGTTGCTATCCATTTACCGTTGGTGAGTATGGACTAGGACTCTCTTCTAGGCTTAGTGTCGATACCTTCTATCGTGAATTCCAGATGACTGTAGCTCAGATCGTTGAGCAGTTCGGATATGAGAATTGTTCGGAGCCAGTGCAGTCAATGTACAAAACAGGACAGCTCGATAAGTGGGTTGAAGTGATGCATATCATCGAACCTAATTCAGCCAGACAATTTAATAAGAAAGACAATTACAATATGCCTTATCACTCGTGCTATGTCGAGAAGGCGTCCAAGAACGATAAGAAACTTTTACTCAGTGGTTATGAAGAATTCCCAGTACTCGCTCCAAGATGGCACGTTACAGGTGTCGATATTTATGGACGGTCGCCTGGTATGGATGTCCTCGGTGATGTTAAGGCATTGCAGATAGAGCAGAAGCGAAAGGCCCAGGGCATTGACAAGATGGTGAATCCACCACTCCAGGCGCCTTCCTCCCTAAGAGGCCAGACGGCAACAGTACTACCAGGAGGTGTCACTTATGTCGATACTATGGCAGGTACCCAGGGAGGATTCCGTCCTACCTACGAAGTCAATCCAAGGCTTGCTGAACTACAACAGGATATTCAAGAGACTCAACATCGAATCCGTCAAGGGTTTTATTCCGATCTCTTTCAGATGATGACGATGTCAGATCGTAGACAGATTACAGCTAGAGAGATAGACGAAAGACATGAAGAGAAGTTGTTGATGTTAGGGCCAGTTCTTGAAAGACTACATACAGAATTACTTGATCCTCTAATTGACAGAACATTCAACATTATGCTACGCAATCAATTACTACCAGAAGCTCCTGAAGAGTTGGGCGGTATTACTTTAAAGGTTGAATATATCTCAGTAATGGCACAGGCTCAGAAAGCAATTGGAACAGGAGCGATTGAAAGGCTTGCAGGTTTCGTGGGCAATATGGCCGCAGCCAAGCCAGATGTATTAGATAAGTTCGATGCCGATCAGTCAGTCGATGAATACGCTGAGATGATTGGAGTACCACCTAAGATTGTGATACCTGACGATATAGTTCAACAGATAAGAGAAGAGAGAGCGCAGGCGCAACAACAACAAATGGCAATGGAACAAGCTAACCAAGCAGCACAAACAGCGAATGTCGGCGCCCAGGCAGCCAAGGTGATGAGCGATACTGATACCAGTGGCGATAATTTACTCAACAATATGATTGGTGGATTGACTTAATGGCCACAGAAGCGAAATGTAAATGCCTAGATTGTAAGTATAACGAACAAGGTAACTGTGCAGCAAAAACGATACAACTGGATTATCACGAAGATGGAAGTTGTCAGTGCCTAACTTATGCGCCCACTGGTCAGAAGAACGACAAAGCGGAAGTTCTTTATGGTAATGAAAATAGATATTGAAGATGCTATTGAAGCGATTAAACATTTAAAGTTTGAATCTATGTATACGGAGATGTTTATACACCACGAATCAATGCTTACTACCTTGTTGTTTTTAAAGAAGTTAGGGGTTAATCATGTGTCAGTAGAGGCAGTAAAAAAGGTAAACAATAAATAACTTGCAGAACTTATGAGATAGTGCCGATATATGTCAAAAGAATTTAACGCCTCTGACGAGAAGAGCGTCAAGAGTGCGAAACAGAAAGATAAAAATATTCGCGATATAGAGTTAGAAGATTTGCGTCTTCTACTTTCCAAGCAATGGGGTAGACGCCTCGTTTGGAGACTCCTGGATCAGACAGGAATGTATCGCACAAGTTTCACTGGTAATAGTACGACTTTCTTTAACGAGGGTCAAAGAAATATTGGCCTATGGCTGGTGGATGAAGTGATCTCGGCAGACAAAAAGATGTATATGTCGATGATCGAAGAAAACAACAATAAACAAGGAGATCAAAATGCCTGATGACGATACTTTGCTGACAGCCAACACCGATGATGTGGAAGATGTTCAGCAGGCAGAAAACTCACCTGAAGCAACTAATGATACAACAACAGATGCGAAGGCGAGTGATGCTGCTACTACAGAAGAAGGACAAACAAATGAAGAAGAAGTAACCGAGGAGGCAAGCGCCCCAGAGGAATACTCAGTATTTGATTTGCCAGAAGACTTTAGTTTTAACGAAGAGACCTTATCTGACTACCATACTTTTGCGAAAGAAAATAACCTGACGCAAGAACAAGCCCAAAGAGGCGTGGACATGGTAGCTAAGATGAAAGAGGCCGAGATGGCTCAATGGGTCGAGCAGCAGAAATCCTGGGTGGACGATGCAAAGAGCGATGCCGAATACGGTGGCGAGAAGTTCGATGAGAATATCTCAATAGCGGTCAAGGCTCGTGATTCATTCGGAACCCCTGAGTTTAATGAGATGCTGGACAGTTCAGGTTTGGGCAACCATCCTGAGATGATCCGTTTTCTCAATCGTGTCGGAAAGGCTATTTCAGAGGATTCAGTTGTCGTTGGCGGGGCTAACACAACAGAGAAGACTCGTGAAGCTGTGCTTTATCCATCAATGCAATAAAACTATAACAGGAGACAATAATGGCAACATTATCCACAACAAATCCTACTTTAGCCGATGTGGCTAAGAGGTATGACCCTGATGGTAAGATTGACACTATCGTAGAACTTCTCTCGGAGACTAATGAAGTCTTAGAGGATATGACGTTCTTAGAAGGTAATCTTCCAACAGGTCATAAAACAACCATTAGATCAGGGCTGCCAAGTTCAACCTGGCGTAAACTGAACTATGGTGTTCAACCAAGCAAATCAACAACTGTCCAGGTGACTGATACAGCAGGTATGCTTGAAGCTTATGCCGAGGTCGATAAGGCCCTAGCTGATTTAAACGGCAACACAGCATCTTTCCGTCTTTCCGAGGATCGTGCTTTCCTAGAGTCAATGAACCAAGAGATGGCCAATACACTGTTCTACGGTGATACTGGTACTGATCCTGAAAAGTTCATGGGTCTAGCACCACGTTACAGCTCCCTATCTGCGGAAAGCGGTGACAACATTATCGTTGGTGGAGGTTCAGGTTCAGACAACACATCCGTTTGGTTGGTTGTTTGGGGCGCAAACACTTGCCACGGCATTTATCCAAAAGGTTCACAGGCTGGTCTGAAACATACCGACCTTGGTGAAGTTACTTTGGAAGATGCTGCAAACGGTAAATACCAGGGATACCGTACTCACTACAAGTGGGACATCGGTGTATCTTTAAGAGATTGGCGCTACGTTGTTCGTATTCCGAACATCGATGTGTCTAACTTGCATAGGGATGGTTCTTCTGGTTCATCGGCTGCTTTGGTTGATCTTATGGTTCAAGCGATAGAATTAGTGCCTAACCTTTCAATAGGTCGCGCAGTATTCTATGGCAATAGAACTATATCTTCAATGCTTCGCAGACAGATCACTAACACAACTAATGTGCGTCTGAGTATGGATGAAGTTGCGGGCAAGCGTGTTATGTCATTTGACGGTATTCCGTTCAGACGTAATGACGCTATTACTAACGCCGAAGCCGTTGTGGCATAGGAATAACTATAGGAGACTAAAATGATTATTGATTATAATCTTCAATTTTCCGATGCACAGTCTGTAACGGCTGATGCCGCTTCTACTAA